CTCGCGAGCACCTACATTCCGCACCCACTGCTGTCCCGTCAGGATTTCAGCCGCTTTGCGCTCGACTATCTGGTATTCGGTAACGCCTTTCTTGAGCAGCGCCACAGCGTCACCGGCCAGTTAATCAAACTGCTGACTTCACCGGCAAAATATACCCGGCGCGGGGTCGATGACTCGGTTTTCTGGTTTGTGGAAAACTTCACTCAACCGCATGAGTTCGCACCCGATACCGTGTTCCACCTGCTGGAGCCTGATATTAATCAGGAGATTTACGGCCTGCCTGAATATCTCAGCGCGCTTAATTCCGCATGGCTGAATGAATCCGCGACGCTGTTCCGCCGCAAGTATTACCAGAACGGCGCGCACGCAGGTTACATCATGTATGTGACTGACCCGGCGCAAAGCGCGACTGACGTCGAATCGCTGCGCGATGCAATGCGTAACTCTAAAGGGCTCGGCAACTTTAAAAACCTGTTTTTCTACTCACCGAACGGGAAACCGGACGGCATAAAAATCGTGCCATTGAGCGAAGTCGCCACAAAGGATGACTTTTTCAACATCAAGAAAGCCAGCGCCGCTGACCTGATGGATGCGCACCGCGTACCGTTCCAGCTAATGGGTGGCAAGCCCGAGAATATCGGCTCACTCGGTGACGTTGAGAAGGTGGCAAAGGTATTTGTGCGTAACGAGCTGTCGCCGCTGCAGGACAGGTTCAGGGAGGTAAACGACTGGCTCGGCATGGAGGTCATCAGGTTCAAAGAGTACACCCTCGACAACCCGGAATAATTCCCCCTCGAGCCGCCATTATGGCGCAATAATCCCCCCCTGCGGGGGGCGCCATTATGGCGGCTTTTTTTCATAAAAAATTTAAACTTATTCTTTACTGTTTATCATTCTGATATAACTCGGCATGCGAGGATCTGATATTTTATATACCCCCCTAGCTGCTTTTGTAAGGATCGCTCCTTTATCCGCCCTAGTAAAACGCCCAATATAGTTACTCATGTGATAGTTACTCAATGAAATTCCCGTATCCTCGCGAATTTGGGTAATCCATTCTTGAATAGTAAATTTATTATCTTTGAATTTAGCTGCTGCATAAAGTATTGATGGATAAACATCAGTCCTAGATGAAGTAACTGCGTTCTCATAGTCTCTTTTAAGTTGCCCCTCTGTATTTACTACAGCACGCTGCAAAGCTTCAGGAAGAATGTCGGAATTAACTTGATTTTTACCAGATGATAAGATTATATCTGCAGATTCTTTTCCTATAAGATGCGTAAAGTATGGAAAACCATTACTGATTTCAACTATGGAATTTTTAACATCATTACTAAATGTTATACCTAAGCCATTCTCACCAGCTTCTATTATTTCATGCAAATATTTATCTTCAATTCTGGATAATTGAATTTCATGAAGACATCTATTTACAGATGGATGCCCAGCTATCAACGAAGCACCGTCACTGGAAATTCCAACTAACAAAATCTTTAAAGGACTATTGGAATCACTAAGTTGTTTGACGAACTCAGCGACATCATGCTTAACGTCGTCACTGACAACATCAAATTCATCTATTAGAAGTATTGCATTTAATTCTTCAAGCGCAAAACAGGCTTTACTTGGAGTAAGGTCTTCCTTTTCTATTATGATTTTTTCTTCGGCAGAAACGTCCGTTCTAAATAATTTCAAAACATTAAGGCCGACACCTGCTTTTTTAGTCGTCTCTCTTTTATTTGCAGCATATTCACTATCAATGAATATAGCTGGCCTTGCAATTATATCTTTGAATTTTGTTTTTTTATCGCACCGTACTACAAAAATATCACTAGGTAACACACCTTCCCTTTTCCCTCCTTCTAAAGTAGATAAGGCGAGTGAGCTTTTCCCAATCCCCCTCTCTCCGTAGATCATGCAATGCTTGCCATCAGTTGTTAAGGTGTCAAGGATATGTTCTACCTCGTTATCACGCCCTTTCAAATGGGTTGGTGCCTCAATAGGTTTTGAAGGTGTAAAATACAAATCAACATTTTTAATTTTATTTTTTTTTGCTTTAAATTTACTGAATATGCTGCTGGTAGTTGTCATTTCTGCATCCCATTGCAAGAAGTTAGCTCATTAAAAGAAAAATTTAGAGCAAGTGCAATACCTATTTTCAGAGCTTGTCACAAGTTTCACAACTGAAATGTAACCGCTCTGGCGCGCAATGCTTTCCCCGCCACGCCTGCCCGCTTTATGGGGCGGATTTAATGCAGTTGCATGACCACTCTGGATCCGCGCCAGCACTGGCGGCGCACGACCAGAACGGGCAACCCCAGCGCATGCAAAACAATGCACCCGTTGCATGCACGGCTAAAAAACAGGGAAATCGCGGAAAAATGGCATAAAAAAACCGGCATTCACGGTATCGGTTTGGGTCTGGTTTTGTCGCGATTACTGGCCGCGCAATGCGCCAATAACACTATTGAGGCACATGCTGGCAACAATCAGCAGAAAAATCGTCGTCCACGGATTTTCATAAACGAGAGATAACATATTGATATAGATCCTTTTATTTGTGCATTCTGATGTGGTTTAACAGGTGTTTTATAACGACCGTAAGCTCATCTTTACTGGCTTTGTCGACCATTTTTGCGGTGTAACTTTCCACCTCGCGAGAACTCAGGTCGTTATTCGATGCCATTACAGTCAGCTTTTTTGCCCAATCGGCAAACGGGTCTATCGATGAAAGGGAATTATGCATGTCCAAAAAACTCGAATTATTTAACCAGCATACGGCGGAAGTATTTGCGACGCTATGACCAGCTAACGCCTCGCGTAGCTCGTTGTTCAACCCCGTCAGCACTGAAAGCGAGTTTCAGCGCCGACGGCGTTTGCTATGGTCGACGTGGTGGCTGTGCGTAATGTGCCGGTCTGCTGATATTATCCAGTTTGCCATAGTTATCCCTGACGATTTCTGCACACCCGACCAACTCTGCTGGAGTCAGGTTCTCATTGACCATTATCATCTGCAGACGATGAACGATAGCCATAAGTTTTATGCTTTTAGTTTTGTGCTGCGGAATTTCGCCCGGTAGTCGATGCATATTATCGCCCTCAATGAATTTTATTTAGTGTCCTCAAGACGCCACTATAAAATCCGATAAGGTAACGTCCCATTCATCACGGGTGTGTAACCAATAACACATCGAAAAACTTTGAAAGGTAGAACTAACGCCTCGCGGTGCGAGTTGTTCAACCCCGCCAGCGCTAGAAGCAAGTTTCGGCGCCGGCGGCGTTTGTCACTATGTTGTTTAATTGTCCAGTATCGAATCGACCTCACCCGTTCCCCTCCTTTGCAAAGGTTTCATCAACAGGCGGCGCGGAAAAAATAACAGAAAAATTATTATTTTTCATTAGGTTGCCTCTTGCTATCTCCGCGATTAAATTCAATGCAATTTCACGATCTCTTTCCTTACAAGTACCTTCAGCAGTCAGACGCGCAATCATTTCGACCCGCTCAATCATAACGTGCTCGTTTAGCTCTCTATCCACACAACCTCCATTACGAGATACTGTATATACATACAGTAACACGTAATAACAAAATGTGTGAAGAAAAAATCACAGTTAAACACACTGTATGTACATGATATGGATGAATATTAACGATTATATTTTCGTTGCGAGTTCAGCTAAAGCCGCAACACGATTGAGGATTATCCTAACCTTAGCCTGATACGGTGGTGCTGCGGTAAATATTTCCCCCTTGGCCGTTCCTCTCAACCATTTACCGTTAAAGCAACTTTTACCACCGGCTATCAGGTGCAGGGCTTCGCCCCGGCTGATTGTGATGCCGGTAGTCAGATGTATCTCGTCGATAGTTTTCGCTATAGCTGCGTTTTGTTCATCCGTTCCGTGGATAAATTTTCGTCGCATTGCTGGCTTTTGCTTCCTGAGTCGGTTTGTCAGCTCTCGTTTTTCACGTCGACTTAGGGGTTTAGATAAATCGAGTTCCGGTGGATCGCTTTCGCTTCCCGTACAGTTATTGACAGAACTCCGAGAGGGCGCAGGAGCGCCCTTAACGTCAACGGCCAAATCAACGGCACGCTTCGGCACAATTTTCCACTGCGTTAGCCGGGTTAAAATCGGAGTGCCAGCACCAATAGCGGAATCGTATACGCCACGAATGCAGACGGTTTCCTCACCATACTGATTAAACTCGGTGCGCGGTTCATACAGTGTGCGCACCTGCAAATCATCGCGACGGACAAACGGCCCACCCTGCGCATTAACGTAACCAGCCCAGTCACCGGCGTCAGCGGCATCATGGACGGCGGCAAACTCAACGCTCAGACCGTGCGCGGCCTCGGTATCAGCGAGACGACGCAATTCACGGTAGACCGTCACCGGCGCACCGCCGATAAACTGAAACTGACGGATGTGCCAGCGCGCCGCCCATGCTGATACAGCGGGGGCTGTCTCTTTCAGCAGCTCACCGCTTTCGTCATCGGTTTCACCATCGAGAGCATAACCGTCGATGTTTTTAGAAATGTATTTCGCGACATAGCCGGTAGCACTGCCTTTCTCCGGGTCGATAGCCTCAGCATGAAAGCGGGCTTTTTTAGCCTTATCACTTTTAAGTTCGTGGCTGTCTTCCTCCCATGCATAATCGCGGATGATGAGGCGCACGCGCTCGACGTCTTCTGGCAACATGAACATAAGCATGTGCCAATGCGGCGTTCCGTCGTGATGAGGCTCGGCAACACGTATGCCGAAAATGCGAATTTCTTCCCGATGTAGCTTGGCACGAATGCGCGCCCAAAGGCCGGTTAGGTAGTTCTGCGTGTCCGACGGGCTGGCGCCGTTCCATTTGCTGTTACGGTATCCCGCTTTAGTCGTGGCATGATATTTAGACGGTGCGGTCAGGGTGTAAAACTCCCCGACGTATCCGAGTTCATTGCAGATATTTTCAAACCCACGGATGCGGGTCATCAGCTCGCAGCGGCGTATCGCAGGGTTAGCGACCGAGCCGTCAAATTTTTCAATCAGGCTGATACGGTTGCCGTCTTCGTCTTCGAGATCCAGACCTTTGAGAAATTCACGAGTGCGGCGCTTTTGTTCACGCCAGTCAGTCACGCAGTTTTTACTCGCATAGGCATGCTTTTTCTTACTGACGTTACCGACAGTAATTTGCAGATGTTCGCGCCATGCAGCCGCAATGCGACGCAGACGACCACGCCACCACACATCGTTAAACATGCGAGCGATGGCCGGGGCGATTTCATCTTCTCCGACATATTTCTTTGTCACTCGCTCCCAATGCGGAGGGGTAACATTGAATTGCAGAGAAATAAAACCGGCGCGCATGTACCAGGTGTACAGCGTTTTAAGCTCGCTAAATCCGGTGTCATCAATGTCAGCCAGTTCAGCGCGAATGAAATTCGCGATATCAGCGGCCAAAAGGTCGATATCGGCGCGTGACATGTCCGGGAGTCGGTTATATCTGGCAACCATATTGACCATGCGTGACGCCAGATATTGCATAAGTTCAGTATCAAAATGACTGCCAAAAACAGCGGCTGATACATTGCTGTTGATACCCGCGCACTCGTATTTTTTTGCGACCAGTTCAAGACGTGGCAATGCCCTTTTGCAGAAACTTATTAAAAAGGCATTGGCTCGTTGACTGCCCTGATTTTTCTCCAGCACAGCAGCGGTGCGATAAACATCAAAACGCACGCATTCAGGCTGGAGAGAAAGCACCTTTCTCGCATGCAGCAAAGCCGCGAGCATACGGTCGCGGCGATGTTGTTGGTCATAGGTAAGATATGGGCTGGCTATTGCTTGTTTTGGAAAATTCCATACAAAGGCATAATCAATCTCACCCGTAGCCTTTGCTGAGACAGGAGTGTCTATGACTTTATTCACTGAAGAAGATCCCACCCAACGCCGCTATGTTGATTTGATTACAGAGGTGACAGCTTTCGAAGCTACGAAAGAACCAATGAAGATCATTTCCGCATCCGACATGCTGGGCATTTGCGATGCTTTTCTTTCTGAGACTCAATGCCACATAGCAGACCGGCTACCTCTTTCAATAGCTGGTCGGCATGAGCTAGGTCGGAAAATTGAGTGGAATTGTCCACATAGCTGGAAACCACGCGAAGAATGGTCAACACATGTTCGGCACGCCTTACAAATTTTAAATCGACGTTATTTGGATACCCCAGTATCTCAACTGGATGACTGGCAGACCTGGGAAGAACTATCGACAGATATTCATGTGTCGGCTCGCTGTACTCGGCGGACTGTTGAGTTTTATCGCTCTGGAAATCCCCAGCATTTACCGATGTCGACTGAGCTTTTTGCTGTTCCCGAAGTTTTTTCAAAATTTGTAGCTTCGATTCTTTCGGGTGATATTCACCCTGTTTGGATGTGGCATGCTGACGCAGCCAAAACGCCGCGATGCCTCGATGGGCTTTATCCCAAATACGCGCCGCTTTCTTGAGTTGGCTTAGTGGTCTGGTAGTCATATCGCACCCCGATAGTGTTTTAATTTAAGTTCGGCGATTTGCTGGCAGGTCACGCAAAAAGCCACGCCCGGAATCACAGCGCGGCGAGCTTCCGGGATTGGTGCGTCACATTCTTCGCAAAGAAAACGGGAAGGCGCAGCGATACGGCTGCGCGCGTTGCTGATGTGGCGCTCGCGGTCTTCCTGCTCGCGCTGTTGTGCTAAATCCATTGCGTCGGCCATTAGTGCAGCTCCTGTGATTCATTCTCAAAGCGGGTTGCTTCACGACGCAGCAGTTCGGCAGCTTCGGTGCCGCTCATACCCTCTTTGGTGATATGGATAGCCAGCGCCTCAAGGCGGATGGAAACAGCGAGCGCGCGGTCTTTACGCTCTTCTTTTTTTGCATCGATCAGCAATACGGCCAGCGCATCACTATCAGTGTTAAAACTACGGATTTCGGTATTACGCATAATTGATTCTCCTGATTTCGGGCAATAAGAAGCCCGGCGGGTTTACGCCAGATAATTTCTTTTTTTTAATTAGCTATAACCAAATACGACGGCTGGTTTACTTTTCAATTGGCTGATAATTTCAGCTTTCAGGCTATCTTTAAACTGCTTGCAGCACTCCCATTCCGGGTCAACTCGTAAAATTATCCCATCGCGGGTTTTAATTTCAAAACCGTCTTCCATGTTCGGAATCATGGCACCTAAAACAATCCTTAATTCATCGCGTGACATGTTTAACCCCTTTAATAATAAAGTGGACAATACGAATAATTAAAAAACCTGACGATTTCGGCGGCTTTGTTTTCAGCCCTTTTAATAATTCGGACTGTGAGTGGCTCGGGTGCCAACGCTTGCCGTCCTTACCTGCGATCCAGCCGTGGCCGTAGTGCATGCCGGGGCTTTGTTTAACGAGCAGAGACGCGAATGACGGTTCACTTTTCAGCATACGCACCTCAAATCAGCCCGAAGGATGCGCCAATACCGCTCATGGTATCGACCACGCTCGACATAGCGGGATTAGTCTGCAGACGCGCATGCAACGCCAGCGCCGACAACGACAACATGCGAATGCCAGCATTAACGCTTTCAATCATGTTGTGCTTACGGGCAGAGGTCAGGCGCTCGTCAGAGGCTGCACCGCTCGCCAGCTCGCCGAGTTCACTCATTGCACGCATGACATAAGACTGCAATTTGTCTTTAGCCAGCTCATTAACCGGCACGCATGGCAGGCAATGAATCTGCGCCAGAAAACCATCAACGAGGGTTGAATCTTCGGTCAGGTCAGTCAGCAGCCACAATTCAGGCGGCGTGAACTGGTGAGGCTGTTCCGGGTTGAGCTTGTTACGTAACGTCTGAACATTCATACCCGCACGCTCGGCAAGCTTCGCCATGTTGTGACGCTGCGCAAAAGCCCGGCACGCTTCGTCATAGTGGGGATGTTTGGAAATCTGAAAATCAAACATGTTGAGCCCTCAAAATTCACATAAAGTGAATTACGCACCAATAACGAGTTGAAAACGGGAATGGCCCAATGCCTTACGCATCTGTTCCTCTTTCCAGCGGGCATAGTAGATACGAACTTGACCGCCAGCACGTTTACAGCCCTTACGGATAACGCGAGGTTCGATAGGTAAACGCGGGTTATCTCCGGTTGTCCAGCGGCGCGCGGTGCGGTATGACACCCCCTCAAGTTCTGCAAACTGTTGCAGGGTGACGATGGGGGCAGGCACTTTGATGATTGCGATTTCAGAAGCCATGTTGCATGATTCCCTATTTGCCAAAGATTGCAATTAAAGGGCCACCGTTTGCCAACATAGGGCCATCAATTGCGTAGGTTTAGCCAAAATATACTTCCCAATTGAGAAGTAGTAAATAGGTTTTATCGATATGAGAATAGATTCTTTAGGATGGAGCAACGTTGATGTACTGGATCGCATCTGCGAGGCTTACGGGTTTTCACAGAAAATTCAGCTAGCTAACCATTTCGATATTGCATCGAGCTCCCTCTCTAACAGATATACCCGAGGCGCTATTTCGTATGACTTTGCGGCACACTGCGCTCTTGAAACAGGGGCCAATCTGCAGTGGTTACTTACAGGAAAAGGGCAACCGTTCACATCTTCTGCGACAGCCGAGGACACAATGAGCATCGAGTTATTCACATTAAGTGAAGAAATACTCAAAAGTGATGGTTCTATAACAGTCGACGCTCATTTTTTCACAAAGCCGCTTACAGATGCGATGGCTATACGAACGGAAGGAAAACTCCATTTCATTGATAAGCAGGCATCACTCTCTGATGGCCTTTGGCTGGTCGACATAGAGGGTGGAATTAGTATTCGAGAGCTAACAAAACTCCCGGGTAGAAAATTGCACGTTACTGGTGGAAAGGTTCCTTTTGAGTGCGGTATTGATGACATAAAGACGCTGGGTAGAGTGGTAGGTGTGTACAGCGAGGTTAATTGATGACTGTCCGTAAAAACCCCGCTGGAGGTTGGATTTGCGAACTTTATCCTAACGGGGCAAAAGGCAAGCGTATCAGAAAGAAATTCGCCACCAAAGGTGAAGCGCTGGCCTTTGAACAATACACCGTACAAAATCCGTGGCAGGAGGAAAAGGAAGACAGGCGAACGCTAAAAGAATTGGTCGACGCATGGTATAGCGCTCATGGTATTACCTTGAGAGACGGACTAAAACGCCAGCTAGCTATGCACCATGCCTTTGAGTGTATGGGCGAACCACTCGCACGCGATTTCGATGCACAGATGTTTTCCCGCTACCGGGAAAAGCGGCTAAAGGGTGAATATGCCCGTTCAAATAGGGTTAAAGAGGTTTCCCCTCGCACGCTTAATCTTGAACTCGCTTACTTCCGCGCGGTGTTCAATGAGTTAAATCGCCTCGGCGAATGGAAGGGTGAAAATCCTCTAAAAAATATGCGCCCTTTCCGCACAGAAGAAATGGAAATGGCCTGGTTAACTCACGACCAGATTGCGCAACTGCTCGGAGAGTGCAAACGCCATGACCACCCTGATTTAGAAACAGTGGTGAGAATCTGTCTCGCCACTGGCGCTCGATGGTCAGAGGCTGAGAGCCTGAAAAAAAGCCAGCTCGCGAAATACAAAATCACGTACACCAACACAAAAGGCAGAAAAAACCGCACAGTTCCCATCAGTAAAGAGCTTTATGACTCCCTACCTGATGACAAAAAAGGCCGACTGTTTAGTGATTGTTATGGGGCGTTCAGGTCTGCTCTGGAAAGGACAGGCATCGAATTACCGGCCGGGCAACTTACCCACGTTTTACGGCATACCTTCGCCAGCCATTTTATGATGAATGGTGGTAATATTCTGGTCTTGCAGCGCGTGCTTGGTCATACCGACATAAAAATGACGATGCGATATGCGCACTTTGCCCCTGACCATTTAGAGGATGCCGTTAAACTTAATCCACTGGCGATGAGTGGCGATAAAATGGCGGTAGAAATGGCTCAAACTGGCCCTTAG